TAGTTTGAGGTTTAGAGACAACGCTCTCATAACAAAGTTGTTTCGTGACGAGAAAGAGCGCCCCGAAGTTGAAAATATGGAGCGACTGTTTAACAGTTAGATAGACCCAGATAGATTACTCCTATACCGGTTCAAGGAGTTAGGGTTGAAGTCTGATTTGATGCGCATCCAAACGAGGAGCGCCACCGTGAAAGGCAATACCAATGTGAAGGCGAATGTGAATACGAAGGTCAATGCGAAGGCCACAAGAAAGTCATCCCGTATTAAGAAGAACCAATCAACAATGAAGCTCCGCTCTAGCACTTGAAAAAAATGGTATAATAAGCATGTTATGTCTTGCTTATTATATTTCGTATAGCATCCTCTATCGGAGACGAAGAACGAGGTGAAGCGTGGACTCCTTTAGGATATTGTAATCAGAAAGCGTACGTCCGTCTTCGAGTTGCTTTCCCGCAAAAATGAGGCGCTGCTGATCGGGCGGAATCCCCTCCTTATCTTGAACCTTCTGTTTAACGTTTTCGATGGTGTCGGATGACTCCACGTCCAGCGTGATGGTCTTGCCGGTGAGCGTCTTGATGAATATTTGCATATGTTGCTCTATGGATACGTGTGTTTAAGTTGTAAACAATACATCATATTTTTCGATGTAAAATATGATTTTTTCTTGTTTATGTTATCTGCATTATGCTACGACCTTATGGAAATTGTGAGTGCGTACACAATTTAGTTCGAGTAGGCAAGACCGCCCATGCCCGACATGACACGAAGGACGTTGTAGTTGGTGGCGTAGACGCGAACCTTGGCGGTGTTCGAGCCGGTGACCGTGTTGTTCGAGACGACGAGCTGAAGAGTGGCGTTGTCGATGCGCGAGAAGTTGCATGTGCCCGACGGCTGGTGCTCCTCCGGGCGAAGGGCGAACGAGTAGACGTTGATGCCGGTGTCCGGGGCGCGGGTGTGGAACTGGTACGGCTGGACGAGGTCGAAGTAGGTGCCCTCGCGCTCCGAGAAGCGGTCCTGACCGTTAAGCTGGAGCTTGGCGGTGACCACCGGATTCTCGCCCCAGCAGTGCATGTCGAGTGCGGTCTCGGCGAGGACGAAGACGCCAGCATCCGAGACGGTCGAACCGCTGTCAGGATCTTTGCCAAAGGCGGGGTTTGCGGTGGCGGCGGTGCCGGCGGCGGCAGTGTTCGCCACCGCATCATTGAAGATACCTTCGTCGATGACCGCCGTATTGGCATTGGCCGCCGTCGCATCACTAATTGTTGATTCACCACCAAATGCGTGGAGCGCATTCGGGAGCGCATCAATCGCATCAGTGTAGTTGAACGGTTGGGCACCGAATGTCTTCCAAAGCGCATTATCTCCGGCACCGCTGACCCCGCTACTGTCGTCTGATGTCAACGAGTTGCAGTAGTCGACGTTTTCGTCCGGCTGGGCGACGAAGATAATCTCCTTGCACGGGTGATTGAAGTTGAGCTTGATCTTGTTCGAGGACGAACCGATCGACTCGTCGCCGGTGAACTGGAGCTGCTCGATGAGGTACTCGTGCGGGTTCTGCGCCATGCGACGGCGCTCGTCGGTGTCGAGGAACACGTAGTCGACGTAGAGCGACGCGGCTACGAGCGAGTTCTGGTAGGCATCAGTACTCTTAGGGCTGACAGTGGCGCCGGAGAGATCACTAACCGCCCAGAGGCACTCGTCAATCGGGCGAAGGTCGAGGTTGATCTTGACCTCGTGGTACTGGAGGGCAATGAGGGGGAGGGCAAGGCCCGGGTTGCGGCAGTACCAGAACTGGAGCGGCACGTAGAGGGTCGTCTCTGGGAGGGCATTGCGCGGGGCGCACACATTGTGCGGAACGCCCGTGCCGGTACCGCACGGGGTGTCGACGTCGGCGAATTTGGGGTCGGTGATGTACGTAAGCTGGGTGGTCTGACCAACCATCTTGTAGTAACCGCGCTCCTGCTCCTTGGAGAGGGTGAGCTGGTTCCAGATGTGCATCCAGTCGCCGTACTGGCGGTCGATGCGCTGGCCGCCAATCTCGACCTCGACCTGCGAGATGAGCTGCTCGCCCGGGAAATCGAGCCAGCGCGCGTAGCAACTACCAGTGGTAGGCTGGGCAATCTCCGGAAGAGTGACCTGAAGGTAGGTGCGGTACGCGAGGTCGCCGTTGCGGCTGATGGTGCAGGTGACACGGCGACCGAAATCGGCCTGGCCGTTGAAGGTCTGCTCGATCGACTCCATGGCGAAATTGGTGTGGCGACGGTAGGTCACCTTCCAGAATGTAATCTGCGGGTTGCCGGTAAGGTAAACGTCCTGTGCGCCGTAGGCTACGAGTTGCATTAATCCACCTCCCATTGTTATAATATTGCTAAAGAAAAAAAAATGCCGGATTAATTTAATTAAAAGTTAATTATCGACGCGGTTCGCAATTTTGTTAATGTCCATGTTTTTCTCGATAAACGATTTCACATACGTGTCGAGGTATATCTCCTTCTTACCCTCGTGCTTCTTGGTAAACACGTAACTATCGTCTTTCATCGACACCTTCCATCCTGACTGTACCGCGTTGAAAATGAATGCCATTTTCTGTAGTTTGATACATTCGACCTCTATGTTTTGTTGTGTGTTAATGCGGATCGTATCCATTAAACTAAATGTAAGAAAACAATAACTCGAAATATATTCAATTAAACAAAAAATAGAATGTATTGTAATATGCCTAAATTCAAGCAGAAAAACACTCGTAAAATACTTGTCGAGAACATCTCTATAGCAACCCTCGACGGGAAACACCAAGAAATAATCGATGAATTGCGTCGGGTGAAAGAGTGCGACATACCCGCTCTTATCAAAGAACAAAAACTTCTTCGTGTGAAAGTTTCCGCCGAGAACACACCAATCGATGAGATACTCGAAACGAAAGACCGCCTTAAAGAAATCAAATGTGAGATGCGCGAATTCAAGGAGCGCGAGAGGAACTATTTGCTAAACAATTCAGAGTTGGTATTTGGTTATTTCGAGAACAAAATCCAAGTCGCGGAGGGTGGAAACAAAACAACATTGCTCGACAATTTTTTCAACAGAGAACCGTTGAATGGATCGCATGTTGAAAAGGTACATAGTAATGTGAATAAATTTCTTGCCAACATCGACGACACATTCTTGGATGTTGGTAATTATGTCGTCAAGACGGACATCTGCGACACTTGTCACCGTGGTGAAATGATTCCAATTGTTCACGAGGGTCAGATGGTTTGTAATAACTGTTCGACCTCAGTCCAATACCTCGTCGAAAACGAGAAACCCTCGTATAAGGAACCGCCCAAGGAGGTTTGCTTCTACGCCTACAAGAGAATCAACCACTTCAGGGAGGTGATCGCGCAGTTCCAAGCAAAGGAAACCACACAGATCCCAGACGAGGTTCTGGAAAACATTAAACTACAAATTAAAAAGGAGCGGATCGGACTTGAACAAATGACTAACAAACGCTCGAAAGAGATACTAAAACGTTTGGGTTACAATAAGTATTACGAACACATACCGTTTATAAAGGACAAGTTGGGAATCAAACCACCTATTATGACACCCGAACTGGAGGATACACTGTGTAACCTATTCATGGATATACAAGCACCTTATGCAAAGTATTGTCCTGAAGACCGAGTGAATTTCCTAAACTATTACTACACCGTTTATAAGTTATGTGAGTTGCTCGGCCAGAATGAATTCCTTCCATTTTTCCCAATGCTTAAGGACCGCGAAAAGCGGATCGAACAGGATGAGATTTGGCGGAAAATATGCGATGAACTTGATTGGGAGTTTATTCCTACAATATAGATAATATAGATTTGAGTTGCAAATTTATATTACGATGTAATATCTATATTATTATTCTGTTGTCACGCAAATTAGAGTCTGGGGAAACCGACCAGATTTGCGCCGATACCGAAGCCAGCACCCGAGCGCGCGCCAACGGCCATTGCCGGGATGAATGTATCAAGAATACTGAATGTCGCAGCAGCGGTGAGTGCGATGAAGGCAACCTCGTCGAGGTCGAGCGAACGTTTCGGGATCGCGAATGCGGCGAGAGCCACCATAATGCCCTCGACGAGGTACTTGATCGCGCGCTTCAGCAATTCACCAAGATCGAAATCGTTTACAATATCAACTACGTTCATTCTTATAGTTAATAAAAAGAAAAAAATATATGTTCAAAATCACTTAAAGTTTAATCTTGCTTATATTATTATATATGAGCGAGACTTCAGAAACGAGGGTAAGACCTGATGGTTTTGAGTGTCGGTTGAATATCGATGGTTCGGAGAACAA